GGCGCTGCGCATGTATCGCCGCGAATATGACGAGAAGCGGCAGGAGTTCCGAGTGAACCCGCTGCACGATTGGACAAGCCATTACGCGGACGCGCTGCGGTATTTCGCCGTGGGGCATCGCAACCGTGTCGAGGCGCGGCCCATCAAGTATTCTAGCAAGGGGATCGTATGACTGACGTTGATCCCAAATTCCTCGCCTTCCTCAACCAGGAGGAATCGCGCTCGTATGATGGAACGCTGCTCGAAGAGGTCGAGTCCGCGATCGATTCATACAACGGCGCGGCATATGGCGACGAGGAAGAGGGGCGCAGTCAGGTTGTCGCTCGGGACGTAGCCGAGACCACCGACTACATGCTGACATCGATCATGGACGTGGTGGTTGCCTCGGGCCACATCGTCGAGTTCGAGCCGCAGAACGAAGGCGACGAGGACGGTGCCGATAACGTCACCGAGGCGATGCACTACATCTACCGGCGCAAGTCGGGTTATCGCCTGATCCACGACTGGGCCAAGGCCGGCCTCATCGAGAAGATCGGCATCGTCAAGAGTTGCGTCGAGAAGAAGCGCAAGCGCGTCGAGGCGCTGTATCACCCGGCGATGCTGCCGGACAACGCGGTGCAGGCGACGCAGACTGACGAACCGCACCCGGTCGATGGTTCGCCGATGATCCACGCGGTGACGCTCGAAGAGACCGCCGCGACGTTCCCCGATTATCATGTGCCGCTGGAAGAGTTCCGCATTGCGCCCGATGCGCGAGACCTCGATAGCGCGGTTTATCTCGCCCACATCACGGAGAAGAGCATTTCCGAACTGACGGAGATGGGCTTCGACGTTCAGGGCCTCGACCTGTCACAGGGCAACAGCCCGTTCCAGAACGCTCTCGGCAATGCCCGCGATGACGGGCGCAACAACTGGTATGGAATCCTCGACCGCGACGGCGTGAATCGCAAGGTTTGGCTGAATGAGGAATATGTCCTGTTCGACCTCGATGGCGACGGCATTTCCGAGCGGCTGTGCGTTCATCGGGTCGGCAACACGGTGCTTGCGGTCGAGCCGGTCGATTATCAACCGTTCGAGTATTGGTGCCCGTTCCCGATGCAGGGTCGCCTGATCGGCCAGAGCCTTGCCGACAAGGTGGTGGACATTCAGCGCGTCAACACGATCCTCGAACGTAACGCATTGGACAGCCTCTATTCGCAGGTCGCGCCTGGGCATTACGTCCATGAAGATTCGTGCGGCGACCACACGATTGATGATCTGCTGACAGTGCGCCCGCGCCGGATTGTGCGCTACACGGGCAACTCAGGGCCGCCCATCGCCGAAGAGAAGAACGACGTAAGCGAGATTGCGTTTGCGGCAATCGAGTTCAAAATCAAACAGCGCGAGAGCCGCACCGGCATCACCCGACTCAACAAGGGCGTTGACGAGGACACGCTCAACGACACCGCCAAGGGTCAGGCGCAGCTCATGGCGCGCGGCCAGCAGATGGAGCGATACGTCATCCGCAACTTCGTGGAGGGCGTTGCTCGCCTGTTCATGAAGAAGGTCGGGCTGATGCGCCGCTACGCGCAGCCGTTCCAGATTCGCGTTGACGGAGAGTATCGCCAGATCGACCCGTCGCAGTGGCCGGAGGACTTGGAGGTCCAGGTCGTTGTCGGGCTCGGCTCTGGAACCAAGCAAGACCGCGTGATGGGCCTTCAGATGATTGGGCAGGCGCAGTCGATGTTGAAGCTGGCCGGCTCGCAGACTGTAACAGAGGACAACGTTTACAACAGCGCGAAGGATTTGACGCGCGCCCTTGGAATGCAGCCCAACGATTACTTCACCGAGCCGCCCAAGGACGAGCAGGGCAACCCGATCCCGCAGCAGCAGCCGCCCGACCCCAAGGTGCAAGCCCTGATGGCGCAGGTTCAGGTCAAGCAGCAGGCGATTGAGGCGCAGCAGCAAGCCGACGCGGCGAAGTTGCAGCAGATGATGGCGCAGCACGCCGACGAGACGCAGATCGAGCTTCTGAAGCAGCACCAGGAGGCGGCATTGGCCGTTCGCCAGCAGAACCTTCAGGCATTCATCGACCAGCAGCAGATGATCCTTGAGGCGCACAAGCACGCGGCGCAGCTCGACAGTCAGCAGAAGATCGCCAAGATGCGGCCCGGTGGGAGCTTGGATAAGTGAGCCGGTATTTCACGCGCGCACCTCGCGCCGGAAAGCCGCTCTACATTGAAACGCCGCTTTGGCATGACGCGCCCGACGCGCTGCTGCCGCACATCGACGTGCCAGAGCATGAATCGTCCTTCACTGGGCTGCTCGACGACAAGGGCGAAGAGATTTGGCGCGCACCGCGTCCGGTCGGATTTGGCCGCGACAAGGAATGGTGATGACAGAGGCCTCACACCGCATCGCCCGCGCACACCGCGCACAGATGTTCATGGACGAGTTCCTGTCGCCGCTGCTTGGCGAGCTGCGCGACGAATACACCGCCCGCATCTCACAGGTGGCGACAACCGAGCTTCACCCGACGACCCGTTCGGACGCGATTACCGCGCTGTCCGTTGCGCTGAAGGTCGTTGACACGCTTCAGGCGGGAATGACGGAAGTCATCCGCGACGGCGAGCTGGCGAGGCGCGACAAGATCAAGGCTGAACGCATCGAGGGCATGACCGATGCCAAGCAACGGCTGCTCAGAATAGCAGGATAGCACAGAATCCCGCCAAGGAGGCGGCGATCACCGCGTCGAGATGACGCTAATTCCTCAGAAGGACCAAGACCGATGACCCAGGAGGCAACTCCAGTCGGAGGCGAGGCCACGCCCGTCGAACCGACCAACGCAGCAGACTATTTCACGCAGCTTGCCGAGGAGCAGTTCGGCATAACGGACGAAGAGGAAAAACCGGCAGAAGGCGAACAGGCTGAGCCTGACAGCGCCGAGGAAGCCGAGGACGAACCGACACTCGAAGAGGAAGTTGACGATCTTCCTCCCATCGAAGCGCCGGTATCGTGGGATGCGGAGGCGAAGGCCAAGTTCGCGGAACTGCCGCGCGATGCCCAAGAGGTAATCGCAAAGCGGGAAAGCGAGCGGGAGAAATTCGTTCAGTCCAAGTCCCAGGAAGCGGCCCGCGCAAAGCAGGATGCGGAACAGGCGGCGATCCAACAGGTCGCGGCTTACGAAGCCCAGGTAGCGCAGCAGCTTTCACAATATGCCGAGCAGATTGCGCCGCAGCGCCCCGATCCGAGGTTGCTTCAGCACGATCCGCAGGCGTTCTATGCCATGCAGGCGGATTACGAGGCCAAGGTTGCCCAGCAGCGCGAGTTGCAGCAGCAGTCTCAGCAATACGCCCAGCAGGCACAGCTTCGAGCACAGCAGATCGCCCAGGCCGAAGCGGCGGAACAACGCCAGATCATCGTCGATAGTTTTCCGGAATATGCCGACCCTACGACCGGCCCAGAGTTGCAGCGCAAGCTCACGGCAGTCGCCAAGGAGTTGGGCTATCCCGACGAGCTGATCGGACAGGCACGAGCGACCGACATTCTTGCGATCCGCCAAGCAGCGGAATGGAAGGCCGATGCTGAGAAGTATCGCGCCCTGCAAAAGACCAAGATGGAAAAGGTTCGCGCCGCCAAAGGACTACCCAAGGTAGCCACCCCAGGCGTCAGCCAAGGTCCTGAACAGCTCCGCGCACGAACCGCGCAAGCCGCGCTGGATACGGCGCTGTCCTCGAAGAACAGAGATGTTCAGGGGGCCGCGTTCTACCAGTATTTGGAAAGAACCAAGCAAATCTAACCCCGAATACCACGTCGCGATGACGTTGTGTTCCCAGCGCCCTTCGGGGCCAGAAGGATCAATCAATGACTGTTCCCACGAATACCATCCAGGCGGTTGCCCGCGTGGGTGTCCGGGAGGACTTGTCCGACACGATCGGCGCGCTCTTCCCCGATGAATGCCCGTTCCAGAAGGCGATCGGGACCGAATCCGCTTCTCAGGTCTATCATGAGTGGCAGACGGACTCGCTCGCCGCCGCCTCGGCCACCAACGCCTCCATCCAGGGCGATGATCTGGCGAACCTCTCGCGTCCGAATACGACGCGTCAGGGCAACTACACCCAGATCATGACCAAGGTTGTCGGTTCTTCGACCACGATGGAGGCGAGCCGCACTGCCGGTCGCGCTTCCGAGCTTGGCCGGGAACTGATGAAGGCCGGTCGCGAACTCAAGACCGACGCGGAGCTGCGCTTCACCGGCAACTATGCCGCGACCGCGCCAGCTTCGGGCACTGCGGGCCTTTCCGCTGGTGCGCTCGGGTTCATCGTGACCAACAGCGTCGGCGGCACCGGCTACGTCGCTCCGACCTATTCGGGCGGCGGCACGTCGGGCTATGTCAACGCAGCGGCGACGAGCGGCACCAACCGCGCCGTGACCGAGGCGATGCTCAAGACAGCGCTTTCGACGGCGTGGGTTAAGGGCGGAAACCCGCGCATGGTCATCGTGTCGGCTACGCAGAAGCAGAACCTCGCAGCGTTCACGGGCCTTGCCCAGGCTCGCCGTGAGACTGGCGACAAGCGGGCAACGATCGTTGCCGGGGCCGATGTCTACGTCTCAGATTTCGGCGAAGTCCAGTTCGTTCCGTCGCGCTTCTGCTCGGCGAACGACGCGCTGGTGATCGACCCGGATTATTGGGCCGTTGCCACGCTCGACAGCCTGAAGGTCATCGACCTTGCCAAGACGGGTCTCGCAACCCGCAAGGCGATGTATCAGGAAGTCACGCTCGTTTCGCGCAACGAAGCTGCCTCGGCAGCGATCCGCGCGCTCTCGTAAGCGTAACAGGGGAAGGGGCT